CACAGCGGACTACACACGGGCGTTTGCCCCTTCGACCTCCTCCTGCTTCGAATCATCGAGGCGGGAGGGTGGTCTTCAGGGCTACGTCCGTTCGCGTGTTCTCCCTGACCTTATCGTGGAGCACCCGTTCCTTGGTGCAGTCGAGGAGCTGGCGGACAAGATGTCCGATGGAGATTTGGCGCTGACCAATTGGTCAGCTGTCTGGTCGGAGGTTTTGGAGGCCCTTCTCCGCAGTGCGGAGGTCCTGGACGATGAGCTCGACAGCTACACCGCGAGGGTTGCCGGAATTCCGGAACCCCTCAAGGTGAGGCTTGTTACGAGACAGTCCTGGAGCCTGAGCCTACTCACTCCGATTCAGAAGGCGTGGCATACTGCCATGCGCCAGAATCCCATTTACCAGCTCATCGGCGGTGTATCAGTGACCCAGGCCCTTTTGGGTCTGCGTCTGGAACGGGGTCAGAAGTTTGTCAGTGGCGACTATGAGGCCGCTACTGACAACCTCTACCTCAGGTACACGGAGTTCGCTGCGAGGTCCATGCTGGAGTCGACAACCTTTGTCCTCCCTCCTGGACTGGAGGCCTACGAGCCACTCCTTCGAAGGATCGCTCTGCGATCCCTGACGGAGATAACGGTAGACCTTGGAGAAGGAGGGGGTCTGATTCCCGTGAAAAGGGGTCAGATGATGGGTCACATCCTGTCGTTCCCTCTCCTCTGTCTCCTCAACCGCAGCGCAAGCTGCCTCGCCATACCCAGGTCGCGCTTCATGCGCGTGAACGGGGACGATGTTCTCTTTCCAGCTGACGACAAGGAGTACTCCTCCTGGAAGGTTTCTACCTCCCAGGTGGGACTCAAGTTCTCGCTAGGAAAGAACTACTTCTCCCGTGACCTGGCCCTAATCAATTCCGAGTTCTTCATCTGGTCAAAGGAGGCGGACCGCCTGGTACGCCTGCCCGTGGCCAACGTCGGGCTGCTCGGATACCAGAGAGAAATGGTAGACCCGGAGACGGGTGCCCAGATTCTCCCCTGGGATCAGTATGGCTCACTGTGGCGTGCCTTTTCAGAGACCCTCCCTGGGGGGGTTCTCTTGCGCGCGCTGCGCCTGTTCAAGAAGAGGTATCCCAGTCTACAGAGTTTCCCTGGTCCACTTTTCGGACCTCGGGAGCTCGGTTGTCTGGGGGGGATCGTCCCTCCTGGTTGGACGTTCAGGAGGACGGAGCTCCTGTGGATGGAGGCTCATCGTAGGGGTTTGTTTGATTTCCGCGAGGGAATCATGACGGATTACTCCCGTATCCAGGACCGGTTTTACCAGTTGCTGGAGAAGGAGAACCCATCACTGGTCGCCTGGGGTGTTCCCCCTGGAAACCAGTACATGCCCCCCGTGAACCTCTTCCCAGACCCGTATCGGCGGGGTGGCGGGTATGCAGAGCGGGTTATGGCTCTCCGTCGCTGGCTCGTGAAGCCTGTTAGCCTGAAAAAGGCAACAGTCTTCGGACGCCGGCGCTGGAGACGCTTCCTCCAGCGGGGTGGGGCTGACAGCCTCGCCCCCTTGGGGGGTGCCGCTCTCTACTCGGTCACCTCTAACACGTGGTCAGAGCCGCGCAGGATGTGGTATATGGTGAGACACTATCACAGTAGGTACCACGAACTCCCTTCACACTATCATAGCGTCTTCCGCGGGCTTTAGCCAGTATGGCGTAAGTTAGAGGCCGATTGGCCCCATGTCTCACGCGTAACGGCCCCGCCAGTCGGTGGCACGAAGTACCAACGCTATGACCATGAAGAACAACAAGGGAAAGCAGACCGCCCAGAAGGGTCGCAAGAATAGGGGTGGAGGCAACTCCAACTCCCACTTCCAGAACCAGCATTCTGGTCTGGCTGCTACTGCGGGCAATGCCATGGTGATGAGCGCCTTCAGGCGCGTACCACGCATGGTTCAGAATGGAAGTTCGCTTCGCGTGTGTAACACGGAGAGGGTGCAGAGCGGTATCGCCTTCACCGAAGGTGATGTGGTGACGATACGCTCCGCATTCAACCCGTGTAGCACAATCATGCATACGTGGTTGCCCCAGATCGCCAGGAATTACTCCCAGTACGTGATTCACGGACTGAAGTATTCCTGGGTCCCGAGGGCAAGCACGAATGTTACCGCGGAGGTCCAGATGGGGGTCTTCTACGACTATGGAGACGCTGCACATTACGTCTCTACGTTAGCAGGAGCCTACCATATGGACAACTTGGGCGAGTTCGCCTTCGGTACGGCTTGGCAGGGTGGACCAATCGCCACCCATGATTCCAAGCTACTTAACGTACCAACAGGCTGGCTAGGTGTCATCGTTGACACCAACAAGGCCCACGCGCGTGTCCAACGCTTCACGTGTAATAACACGGGAGGTGGGACTACCCCTGGTGAGAACCAGGTATGCGCGGCGCACCTTGTCACTCGCACGTTCCAGCCGGTGGGGTCACCCCCGCCGTCTGGCTCCGTCTATGTCTCATACGACATAGAGTTCTTCCATCCTAATCTTGCCGCAGCTAACGCAGCTCCGTTCACTCTGGCGGATGAGGACCCTTCACGGGACCGTACCTGCTGGAGGGAGAACCCGACTACTGGCAAATGGGAGAGGGTGGCTTGTGGAAAGCCCCCGGTCCCGGCACCAAAGCCGTGGACTGACTCGGACCGAGAGGTCCCAGCCTGATCCTCCGTTGAACGTAGCTTTCTGCTCCCATTGTTCGTTCGTGTATGGAAGGTTTCCCTTCCCTGTGTGGTCTCAATAGGGACTACATGGGGTCCGGTTCCCAACCTCGGACGCGCCATAATTGGTGTTAAGTGTG